AGAATTCAAAGAAACTAATGGTCGGTCCCGGTCCCCTTAGGGAGTACGAACGTCTTTATGAAACAGGTACTGTCACTTCCGTGAACAGTTCATATTTACAAGACACCGTGACCAAGTTCTTCACCACAATTGGTGAGAAGTACAATGCAGAAAAGCTCTTTCCGTTCCGTTTAAAGAACAAAGAGATAGACTTGGATGTTCACCAAGATCTTTTCCGCGTTGTATGTGACCATAGCTTCTAAATTGGATTCTGTCTGTTTTCTGAAATTTCTTCCTCTGATTATTGTGTTGTTTTCGTGTCGGTAACCACGTTAAAAGAGTCCCTCCTGAAGAACCTTAGTTCGGTCTCAGGGTAGTAAATGAACTACTAAAAAGAACTTAAGTGCGGCGCAGTCTACAGTCCGCCAGAACAAATCTGGACAAACAACACAACCAAACAATAAGAAGAAGGAAAAGAAAGAAAAGAAGAAGGAAAATATCGTGATGGCGCCGACAGCAATGTCAAGTCAGTATCAGAATGCAGCTCCTGCATTCACATATTCCGTTAGTGGTGATGGAACCGTTAGGGTCCGTCACCGGGAGTATGTTGCTGATGTTGTATCACTGAATGCAAACTTTCTATCATCGAAGTTTGCTATCAATCCCGGGTTGGGTTCACTCTTTCAATGGCTGCAAGCAATTGCATTGTCATACGAGTCGTACGTGTTTAATTCACTCTCTTTCGAGTTTGAATCAACGGCAGCGACCACTGATAGGGGAACACTAATGATGGGGATTGACTTTGATGCGTCAGATTCTCCTCCAACGAACAAACAAGAACTAATGGCATACCACGGATCCGTAAGATCCAATGTGTGGAGCCATGCTTGTTGTCGAGCTGATTCGAAAGATCTAAAGAAATTCGGGGTCCAACGCTATGTGCGTGGATCTGCTCCACTTTCAAGTGGCTCAGACATCAAAACTTTTGATGTTGGGAATTTCTACGTAGCTACTCAAGGTACCGGTGTCGGTATCACTGTGGGTGAAATATATGTCACATATGACATAACCCTACATACGCCACAACCTGTTGGTTTGGCTTTGAGTTATAACTACAGTGCTAGATTCAGCTCCAACGACGGTGTATCAGCAGCCCAGCCTCTGGGTCTTGCTTTTACTAAAGTCGGTGGTCTTGATGTTCGATGGAAATCGGTAAATTCTTTCTACTGTTATACTATAGGTGAGTTCCTCATAGAGATGATCTATGGTGGCTCATCCTTGGATGCTTCTGATATCGACACTTTCACTTGTCCTTTTGGTGGGACAGTGGTTTCACAAAGTGGCTGGCTTCAGAATACTAGCGCAACGTTAATCGCCAATATGGCGTTGATCAATGTGACGGCCCCTGGTTGTTATTTTCAACTAAGCTTCACATCTGCAACACCGGCTGATTACACGTTTAGAATCGCTCCATATCCGAGTTCCTTAGGATGAAACCAAATAATTTTGGTATAGTATAATTTACAGAAAACAGATTTAATAATATAT